GCGGGCTGTCCTCTGTCCATTTGAGCAATTCTTCCACCAGAGGAGGCACATACTGCGGTAGTGTTCCAAAATGAAGTACATTTCCATGACTGTCAACCACACCTACTGGCTTTGAGCGAAACACACCATCTTCTTGAACCAGCCCTCGCATCATCACATGATGAGCCAACAGTAAGTCTTCCACTGAGTATGGATTCAATTCATTCAAATGGTCGTAAATTTCATACGCATTCTTCACCTCCATAATGTCTTTTGGCGGTGCAAGGACACGTTTTCCTGATAGTACAGCCGTTACCTGCTCTAAGGATAGTGTATTTTGTTCAATTGCAAGAGAGGAATAAATTGTTTTAATCCGATTCTGCCTACGCAGAACAGGGTCAGATGAAAGATGTTGTGTTGAGCTCACTTTTCCAACAAGTTCACAAATCTCCATTACATCTGTGAGAATTTTTTCTGTAATTGTAAATGGCGGTTTTTTATTCTGCATCTGTTTTTCCTCCCCTCCATTCTAATTAATTATATCATTTCATCGCTCATTCATCAATCACACTTTGCACAAGTGATTGATGAATTTTTCAGCGATTATGCCACTTTTCCAAATTTCTTTTAGCTACCTTCATGCCAGTCTGGCATCTTTATCTCTAGCTTTCTCAAATTTCCATTTTTCACCCAGATATAATAATCATGATCCAAAGCCTCTGAGTCGAAAGACTCAGGGGCTATTTTTATGTCTGGAGGTGAGCATCTTGTTATTCCGCACCATCACTATCATTATTACTATCGTATTTTAACGCGCAGCTGCGCAGAAAGGAGAAAGCATTATGAACTTTTGGTCCGAAATCGTCAAAGAGGTTGGCACCGTCCTGGTGGAAGTCCTCGTCCGCATCGCTGAAGAAATGGAAAACAACAATTGATCACAGTACACTGAAAAGGAGATTTTACTATGCCCGCAAATGTTGAAACGATGTTCTCTGTCCGTGAGACCCCTTGGCACGGCCTTGGCCGTATCATCATGGATGCCCCTGCAAGCCGTGAAGCCTTGGAACTGGCCGGTCTGGATTGGCAGGTGGAAAGCCGCAACATCTACTCAGGCACGGGTGCTATGATTCCCGGCTATCGTGCCAATGTCCGCAGCACGGATGAAGCTGTTCTGGGCGTGGTGTCTGACCGCTACCGCATTGTGCAGAACGAAGAAGCATTCCAGTTCACGGATGACCTGCTGGGTGAGGGCGTTACTTACGAAACTGCCGGTTCTTTGCAGGGCGGCAAGAAGGTCTGGATGCTGGCAAGGCTTCCGAGGAAATATCTTATCGCTGGAGATCAGGTAGTACCATATCTTGTGATCTTCAACAGTCATGACGGAAGTTCTGGTGTGAAAGTGGCCATGACTCCGATCCGTGTAGTCTGCCAGAACACGCTGAACCTCGCGCTGAATACTGCAAAGCGCAGCTGGACTGCACGCCACACCGAAAATGTTCTGCTCCGCGTGCAGGATGCCCGTGAGACCCTGCAGCTGGCCAGCAACTATATGATTGAACTCGGCAACCGTGGCGAAGAGCTGGCTCGCATCGATTTATCCGATCACAAGGTGCAGGAGTTCATCAATGAGTTTTTCCCGATTTCTGAGGACCTGTCCGATTGCCAGCGGAAGAATAATCTGCGCCTGCAGGAAGAACTGAAGACTCGCTACTATAACGCACCGGATCTGGAATGGGTCGGCAAGAACGGTTGGCGCTTTATCAACGCAGTCTCTGATTTTGCCACCCACGCAGACCCTCTCCGCAAGACCAAAAACTACAACGAAAACCTGTTCCTGCGCACCGCAGAGGGTAACCCCATGATCGACAAGGCTTACAAGATGGTGCTGGCAGCAGCATAAAGGAGCAAGCCATGAATGATGTAAACAACCGCATTTTCAGGGAATTCACGGAATTTTTTGACAACGTTGAGAAGAGTGCTTCTGAAATCAGCGTTACCACGGCTTATGAGATCACGATGAAAAGTACCATCAGCACCGCCATTATTGTTTTGGAATCCGAGGGTAGACTGGAGGAGCGCTACTGGAACCATCTCAGGGTGCAAAATAATATTCTGGATTTTCTTTATGACCTGTGGGTTGGCTCTTGCCATTCGTTAGCTGCCGACTTTTCCACCATCATGAAAGACTTGGTGGAATATGACTTCATTCTTGCCGAATCTATTATGAAAGAAAGGATGCAAAGCGCATGAAAAGATTGATTTCAACTTTGAACCTGTCCAAAGAGGATTGGCTCCGCTACCGCAAGTGCGGTATTACCGGCACCGATGCAGGTGCCATTCTGGGTGTAAATCCCTATCGTTCTGCTTTTCAGGTTTACTGCGACAAAAACAGCGAAACTATTGAGAACATCGATAATGAGGCTATGCGCCAGGGACGCGATCTGGAAGATTATGTCGCGCAACGCTTCACCGAAGCAACCGGTCTGAAGGTACGCCGTGCAAATGCCATTTACCAGAGCGAGAAACATCCGCTGCTTCTGGCAGATTTTGACCGCCTGATCGTTGGGCAAAAAGCTGGATTAGAGTGCAAAACGGTTTCGCCGTTTTCTGCGGACAAGTGGGCTGATGGAAAAATCCCTGCACATTACATGGCTCAGGTCAATCACTATCTGGCTGTCAGCGGTTTTGACTGCTGGTACATTGCTGCTCTGATTTTCGGGAAAGAACTGGTGATTCACAAGATCACAACCGACAAAGAAGTTCTGAACAACCTCATTGCCAGAGAAGAGCACTTCTGGAAATACAACGTGATGCCCGAAATTCCGCCTGTACCTACCGGAAGCGAGGGGGATACACAGCAGATCAATCAGCTATACTCTGCAGATGATCGAAACAAAACTGCCGATCTGAATCCCATCCGTAATCTGTTGGACAAGCGACAGGAGCTTTCCACCCAAATCGAGCAGATGGAACAGGAGAAAACGGCCATCGAGCAACAGGTCAAGCTGCAAATGCAGGATGCTGCCTATGGTACAGCACCGGGCTACAAGGTATCATGGGTATCCTCCGAAAGTAAGCGTGTGGATTCCCAGCGTTTGAAGAAAGAACAGCCCGATATTTTCAATCGGTACAGCAAGAATGTAAGCAGCCGCAGGTTTACCATTATCCATGCAGCATGATTTTTGTATGTCTGCTGGCATACAAAATTGCCTGTTTTTCCAATTTTGTTTAGTACGGCAATACAAAATTGCCCGTTTCTCTAACTTTGTTTAGTACAGCAATACAAAACCCGGCGCAGCAATTCATTTGTTGCGCCGGGTTTTTATCAGAAAGGATGCTATCATGGAAAATCCATTCGTAAAATTATTTGCTATTGACTTCAAAGATCATCTGGAAGTCAAAAAGTCCGGCAACACGGAACTGAAATATGTAAGCTGGGCGTATGCTTGGGCGGAGGTGAAAAAGCTGTATCCTTCTGCCAGCTACGAAGTCAAGAAATTCAACGGCCTGCCCTATGTTTATGATCCCATAACCGGCTTCATGGTGTACACCTCGGTCACAATTGAGGGCGTTTCGCACGAAATGTGGCTGCCTGTACTGGATGGCGCAAATAAAGCGATGAAAGCCACGCCTTACACCTACACCACCCCGAAATGGGACTACAATCCTCAGACCCGCCGCCGTGAAAAGGTCGGCATGGAAGAGCGCACCGTAGAAGC